TGGCTACCCTGCTGGCCTGGGAGCCTCAGCGAAAGCTTTAGGGCTACCCCAGGACAAACAGAAGGACACCGCGGGAAAGGCGCTGATTAAATATTTCTGTGTCCCATGTAAACCATCAAGAGTCAATGGAAACCGAACCCGAAACCTTCTCCACCATGACCCAGATCGATGGAACCTGTTTAGTGATTATTGTAAGCAGGATGTTGTCGTGGAGATGGAAATTGAAAAGCGGTTATCAGGCTTCCCAGTACCAGATTTAGAACAACATTACTGGCGGCTGGATCAGCAGATGAACGCCCGGGGTATCCGGGTTAACACAGATCTGATTGACAGCGCTATCTTTTGCAATGACGTGATCATGGATGAATTAAAAAATGAAGCCGTTAAAATTACCGGACTTGCAAATCCAAACAGCGCCGCCCAATTAGGTGACTGGTTAAACGCTCAGGGTGTAACCGTGGATAACCTCCAAAAAGCAACCGTGGCTGAGCTTCTTACTACTACCTCAGGAGATCCTAAACGAGTGCTTGAAATCCGGCAGGAAAGCGCAAAAACCAGTGTCAAGAAATATCAGGCCATGGTAAACACCGTGGGGCATGATGGTCGGATTCGGGGACTTTTACAGTTCTATGGAGCGAACCGGACGGGCAGATGGGCGGGGCGCTTTGTGCAAATGCAGAACCTTCCAAGAAATTATCTGGATACTCTGGATCACGCCAGGAATTGCGTTATCTACAAAAACATTGATGCTCTAAAAATTGTTTACGGAAATATCCCGGATACCTTATCCCAATTGATCCGAACTGCTTTTATTCCCTCCGAAGGACGGACCTTTGTTGTTTCGGATTTCTCGGCTATTGAAGCCCGGGTCATCGCCTGGCTGGCCGGTGAACAGTGGCGACAGGAAGTATTTGCCACTCATGGCAAGATCTATGAAGCTTCAGCCAGCGCCATGTTTGGCGTGCCGCTCGAAAAAATTAAAAAAGGTAACCCGGAATACGCACTCAGACAAAAAGGCAAGATCGCAGAATTGGCCCTGGGTTACCAGGGATCAACAGGGGCACTGATCACCATGGGCGCCCTCAACATGGGATTAACCGAGGATGAATTACCAGATATCGTTACCCGTTGGCGACAATCTAATAAACGAATTGTTGACCTCTGGTACAAGATCGGCGGTGCTGCCATTGATACGATGCAAACAGGACAGGCAACCGGGGTAAATGGTGTTATTTTTGCCCGGGAAGGTGACTTTGAAAACGGTCAGGATTTTTTAACAATCCGATTACCCAGCGGGCGAAAGCTGTTTTATGTTAAGCCGTTTCTTGCTCCTAACCAATGGGATCGGGATGCCTTGTTTTATCAGGGCATGGATCAGACAACAAAGAAGTGGGTTAACCTCCAAACATACGGCGGTAAGCTGGTGGAAAACATTGTCCAGGCGATTGCCCGGGACTGTTTGGCTGTGGCCATCGATCGATTAGCCCAGGAGAGTTATGAGGTGGTGATGAGCATCCATGATGAGGTTATTATCGATTGCCCGGTTGAACGGGCGGATCTGGAACGGATCAACGCGATCATGGGCGCACCCATCGAATGGGCACCGGGGCTTTTGCTCAACGCCGAAGGTTATATTACCAACTACTATAAAAAAGACTAGGAGGAACGCAAATGAGACCTGTATTAAAATACCCCGGAGCGAAATGGCGGCTTTCTCCATGGATCATCGAAAACATGCCGAATCATGAAAGTTATTTAGAACCTTATTTCGGGAGCGGTGGAGTTTTCTTCAATAAACCAAAATCAAGGCTGGAAACAATCAATGATATAAATGGTGAGATTATTAATTTTTTCAGAATCTGCAGGGATCGACCTGAAGAATTAGGCCGGTCAATTAGCCTAACGCCATGGGCAAGGGATGAACTTAAATCCTGTAAAAATACTGAAACAGATGATGAAGTTGAAAGAGCCAGAATTACAGCGGTAACCTGTTTTATGACATTTGGGTCAAGACAAGTTTCCAATACCTGGCGGTACTCAAGCGGTGCAAAGAAAAATGGCGGCCCTGACAATGCAAAGCTGTGGAATAATCTTCCATTCATTGTCTGTGAAGTCGCTGAAAGATTGAAGGATGCTCAAATTGAAAATAAATCAGCAATCGAGTTAATCCTAAAATTCAATGGCCCAAACGTTGTGATTTATTTAGATCCACCATATGTAAAAAGTACCCGGACGTTGAATGGAGATCAATATACCCACGAAATGACGAATTCTGACCATGAAGAATTACTGTATACTGTTTCAGGTCATGAAGCAAAAATTATTCTGAGCGGTTATGATAATGAACTCTACAACGATTATCTAAAAGATTGGCGAAAGATTCAAAAGCCGACTCGAATTGAGCGCGGACGTATTAAGACCGAAACACTTTGGTTGAATTTTGGTGAAAAAGACTAGGAGGGCTATCTATTGAATCACGATAAACAACTAACAATCTCCGCAGCAGGCAGCCGAAAAGCCACCTCCTGGCCACCACGGACGCTTATGTGGTCTGAATTCGTTGACCGGCTGAAAACGCCTGTTAGAAGTGCGGAAACCTTACAGCAGTATCTAAACTATAACAAAGGCATCCAGGATGATCTGAAGGATGTCGGTGGCTTTGTTGGGGGAACCCTGGAAGGTAGTGTCAGGAAGGCCGGTCATGTTATCGGTCGGGATCTGATCACGCTGGATATGGATAATATCCCCTCTGAAGGTACTACCGGCATTTTACAACGGATTGGGTCCATGGGCTTTGCCTGTGCGGTCTATTCGACCCGGAAACATGAAGCAATTAAACCGAGATTACGAATTGTAGCACCCTTATCCCGCACCGCTACCGCTGATGAATATGAGCCGATAGCCAGGAAGCTTGCTAGTATTTTAGGCATTGAATTCTGTGATCCAACAACCTTCCAGCCGATGCGGTTAATGTACTGGCCGTCGTGTTGCTCTGACAGCCAATATGTGTTCCACGTATGGGATAATCCACTAATTAACACAGATGGAATGCTGGGAATGTACGCCGATTGGCGAAATATTTCCGAGTGGCCAGTGGTTCCCGGAACGGATCAAGCGCATGAACGACTTCTTAAAAAACAGGAAGATCCGACTACTAAAAAGGGTGTTGTGGGCGCTTTCTGTAAGACCTACGACATTTATAAAGCCATTGAGACGTTCATACCCGGTGAATACGCCGCTTGTGATACTGCTGATAATCGGTTGACTTTTACCGGCGGATCTACAACCGGGGGTGCTGTTGTCTATGAAGATGGGCTTTTCTTATACTCCCATCATGCAACGGATCCCTGCAGCGGGAAGTTGGTTAACGCGTTTGACCTGGTGAGGCTGCATAAGTTTGGCGATCAGGATGATAACGTCGTGCCAGGAACACCGGCGAATCGTTTACCAAGTTTTACCGCGATGTGTCAATTTGCAGTGGCCGATCAAGCCGTAACCGGTCTGATGAATCAGGAACGATATGAACAGGCAACCGAGGAATTTTCCAAAGTAAGTATTAATGGAACCGTCGAGGGGCCTAACACCGGTACTGCTACACCAGAACCAGAGAACCTGGACTGGATTAACCAAATGGAAGTGGCTCCGACAACAGGCTTACCGACTAAAACAATTGACAACGTGCTGATCATCCTGGAAAATGACCCCCGGCTTAAAGGCAAACTGGCTTTTGATGAATTCGCAAACCGTGGTTTAGCGATGGGATCCCTCCCCTGGGATGTCCGGGACGAACGCCGGGCATGGAGCGACCCGGATGATGCAGGACTACTCCATTATCTGGAACATGTTTATAAGATCCAGTTATCCGATAAGCGGCTTTATGCCGCTATGACAATCTGCTCACAACGGCATAAATTTAATGATGTGAAAGACTACCTGACCGGTTTAACTTGGGATGGCGTTAAACGTCTCGATACGATTTTTACCGATTATCTGGGTGCTGAGGACAATATTTACACCCGCGCAGTGGCCAGAAAGAGTTTGGCCGCCGCCGTGGCCAGAGCTATGATCCCCGGTACCAAATATGATTACATGCCGATACTGGGCGGACCCCAGGGGATTGGTAAGAGTACCTTTTTAAGGCTATTGGGCCACAAATGGTATTCAGACAGCTTGCAGACCTTTGAAGGCAAAGAAGCCAGTGAAATGATCCAGGGAGTCTGGATTAATGAGTTGGGTGAATTAACCGGGCTTTCCCGGTCAGAAAATAATGCGGTTAAGCAGTTTCTCAGTCGTACTGAGGATATTTACCGGGAGCCATACGGCCGCCGAACAGGAGTTTACCCACGGCGCTGCGTGTTCTTTGGGACCACCAACGATAATGAATATTTAAGAGATCGAACCGGGAACCGGCGATTCTGGCCGGTTGATGTTGGTATCGTGGAACCGACAAAGGATGTATTCTCTACATTAAAAGTTGAAGTGACTCAAATATGGGCTGAGGCTTATGTGGCCTGGCAATTAGGCGAAAAACTGTTTTTGTCTGGCAATGTGGAGGCGATGGCCAAAGAGATCCAGGAAGGACACCGGGAAGTCAGTGGAAAAGAAGGTATTGTCCTGGAATTTCTGGAAAAGAAAATACCCACTAACTGGGAAAAAAGAAACCTTAATGAGCGCCGAATGTTTTGGGCAAGTGAGCACAGCGTTAATGAAAATGATCTCGTGGAGCGTGACAGGGTATGTGCTGCAGAAATTTGGTGTGAGTGCCTTGGCGGGGACCCCAAGTACATGAAAAGGCAGGACACCGTGGAGATAAACGGCATCCTTGAGAATGCCCCAGGGTGGGAAAAAAATAAAGCAAGTTTGCGTTTTGGAAAGCCCTATGGGCCACAAAAAGGATTCTTGAAAACCAGTAATTCAGCGGGTTTGAGTGATAAAATCCTCAAATTTGCAGAGAAAGAGCAGGTTTTGGAGAAAGTTACGTCTAGAGGGGTAGAAAGTTACGTCTAAGTTACGCCTAGACGTAACAACGTAACTTTGATGTAACTTTGAAAGTTACGCCTGAAACCCTTATAAACAGAGGGCTAAAGACTAAACGTAACAACGTAACTTTAATTTATATAAACTAAATAAATAGAGGGATTAGGGATAGCGGTGCATATATGTACCGCCTGTACGTAAATACGCGTATACGCGCGTTACGTGGTTACGTTTAGCAAAATCGTTTTTGAAAGAAGGTTTGATTTATGAGTGAGAAAGAAATAGAGGATTACCTGACCAAGAGAGTGAAAAATATTGGCGGTAGAGCCTATAAATTTGTCAGCCCTGGCAATTCAGGTGTGCCAGACAGATTGGTGTGTCTCCCGGGAGGAAAGATAGTTTTTGTAGAGCTTAAAGCCCCAGGTGAAAAAACCAGACCGAATCAGGATTCTCAAATAAGGAAATTGCGTGATCTTGGATGCGAAGTTTTTGTTATCGACAATAAAGAAACCGTCAACGAACAGGTAGAGTTTTGGAGAGAGCGGCCGTGAAGCAGTTTAACCCCCACGCCTACCAGCGATACTGCATTAACCAGATGATCGTCAATAAAAATCTGGCCCTATGGTTGGATATGGGATTAGGCAAGACCTCAATCACCTTAACCGCAATCAATGACCTGAAATACAACCGGTTCGCAATTACCAAGACCCTGATCATCGCCCCTAAGAAGGTCGCCCAGGGAACCTGGAACCGGGAAAAGGATAAATGGCAACACCTGCAGCTTTTGAGAATATCCCAGGTGTTAGGCAGCCAGATCCAGAGAATCAGAGCCTTAAATCTACCCGCTGATATTTACATCACCAACCGGGAAAACGTCCAGTGGCTGGTTGACTATTACCGGAATGATTGGCCATTCGATACGGTGGTTATCGATGAGGCGTCAAGCTTCAAGAGCCACCAGGCCAAACGGTTTAAAGCTTTAAAAAGTGTCCGACCTAAAATTGACCGCCTGATTGAGTTAACCGGTACCCCGGCCCCCAAAGGATATATTGACCTTTGGGCACAGATCTTCCTGTTGGATCAGGGCGAGCGATTAGGCAAAACCATTACCGCTTATCGAAACCGGTATTTTGACAATGAGAGTTACGGCTTTGGGTACAACATCAAGCCAGGAGCCGAAGATATTATAAGGGATAAGCTGCAGGGTTTGTGTATCTCTATGAAATCTGAGGATTACCTGGACCTACCGGACGTGATTGTGGATGATATCCCGGTGATCCTGGAAGGCAAGGGCAAAACAGCCTACAAGGAAATGGAAAAGAAGATGTTGTTAGAAGTCGACCCCGAAACCATCGTGGATGCTACCAGTGCAGCAGTATTATCAAATAAACTTCAACAGCTTTGTAATGGCGCGATCTATGACGAGGATCATGGCGTTCATGAAATTCACAGTTCTAAGATCGAACGGTTCCTGGAACTGGTTGAAGAACTAAACGGCAAACCGGCCATCGTGTTTTATAGTTTTAAACACGATCTGGACCGGATCCAGAAAGCATTATTAAAAAGCGGCCTGGAAGTTCGAGTTTTCAAGACGCCACAAGATGAGGATGACTGGAACGCCGGAAAGATTGATGTCCTGCTTGCCCATCCAGCCAGTACAGCCTATGGCCTGAACCTTCAAGATGGCGGAAACCATATTATCTGGTTTGGCCTTAACTGGTCGCTGGAACTGTACCAGCAGGCTAATAAAAGACTACACCGCCAGGGGCAGCAGCAGAAAGTTATTATTCACCGGCTAATCGTTGAAGGCGGACGCGATGAAGATATTGCCGCCGCCCTGGAAGAAAAACACGTTACCCAGCGCGATCTGCTGGAAAGTCTGAAAGCAAGAATTGAGAAAGTGAGGAAAAAATAATGACCTTGCAAGAGCGATTAAACCATTACATGGAAAAATATTGTCTATCTGGTGCAGAAATGTCGAAGCGATCCGGGGTACACCCGAATCACATTTCGAAAATTAGACGACATAACGAATACAGCCCCCAAACAGCAAAGAAATTAACAACAGTGTTGGGCGATGTGTGCGAGCAATATGTTATCTATAGCGCCTGCGAATGTGGTAAACAGTACGTTCAGAGATCATCAAACCAGCACCATTGCAGTAGTGAGTGTTCAGAGTATTATACCGGTAGACCGTGGGGGATTAATAAACGGTATAGTGAAAAAAAGAAAGCGAAAACCAAACAGAAGCGGGCTAAAGTGAATTACGCCGAATACAACGAACGGGCCAGATCCCAAGGCCTAAGTTACGGACAATTGCAGGGGGTTGGAAAGGTTAGGGTTGAGATGATAATGCCATGGGAAAAGGATGCTGAAGTATTAAAGGCATTTGGAATTAAAAAAGTCGGTTTCGGTGATATCGGAGATTCGATTGAGCCGGATCTAGAAAAAAGTTGCGAAACCTGTAATTTTAAAAGGTTCCCCCATATCTGTGCTGAAGGTGATTGCGATGAAGGTTATAGTTGTTGGCAGCCAATCGAACCAGAACAATCCGCCAAAGCAGATTCCGGCAAACCCCGACCAACGCTTGTACCGCCGAGCCTAATCAAAGCTGTAGCAGTTATTCGGGGTTATGGAGCCGAGAAATACAGGAGCGATGACAACTGGCGAAAAGTCGAACCGCAACGATACCGGGACGCATTATATCGGCATTGGTTGGCGTACCTGGAAGGCGAGGTTGATGATCCGGAGAGCGGGTTACCGCATATTTGGCATTGCGCCTGCAATATTGCATTTTTGATTGAGATGGAGGATTGAGAAATGAGTTCAGTAAAATTATGTGAAAACTGCCTGCACGATATAAAAACACCGCAGGAATCACCTTGCCTTGAGTGCCGAAAGGGGAGCGGATGGGAAAGTAAGCAAAACGGATGTGAATTTTGCAATTATGAAGAAACAATAAAAATAGGCGATATTGAAATTTCCATATTTGGAATTGATTCTAGAAAAAACTTGACGGTTGATGTCACCGATGTCCATTGCAAGCCACATGAAGCGGTAAATGAAGAAAGCTTTAAAATCAATTACTGCCCGATGTGCGGAAAAATATTGGGCAGGGAGGTATTATGACACCTGAAGTAATAAACGATATTTGTGGTCTTTTGACATGGGTCTCATTGATGGCCACAATTTTAATTTACCACTGGATCAGTTGTAAGTATGGAGGTGACAAATGAATAGAAAAATAATAATTGTGATCTGGCTGGTAACCTTTGGAGTTTCGGTGGGATCATTTGTACATAAGCTTTTCTGTGGTCACTTCGATATGGAAAGACTTAATACAATATTTCTTATTGGCCTTGTGATTATGCAGCATAAACAATTAATGGATATGGAGGAACTATGACACCAGAAGAAAGACAAGCAAAAGTAAAATGGTTAAGCCGGTACCGGATCTTAGAAAATCAGGTTAAACGCCTGGAAGCCGAAGCCGAGCGGTGGCGATCCCGGGCATCAAACACTGTGCCGGCGCCGGTGCATTTTAAATATTATGACAGCAATAAGAAAAGCGATCAGGCGGTTCTGGCAACCATGACCAGGCAGGAGATCCGGCGCAATAACATGATGCCGGTGGTGGTCCATGGGTCAAGCGGAATAGGGATAGACGATTGCATAGCTGAAATTTCTGACATGCAGTGCCAAATTCAAGAGAAAATAACACAGTCGACAAAAGTTAGGTCGGATATCGGAAAAGCCATTGACGCCGTTCCTGATGACAAATTACAACTGTTGCTTTATTACAAGTATGTGGACGGGCTGTATTTTGAGGAAATATGCTGTAAAATGAAATATTCTTATCAGCACGCTAAGAGATTGCACAATGAAGCATTGAAAATTTTGAAACATGAGCCACAATGAGCCATGGATCTGTGAGATTATGGTAGCATGAAATAAAAACGTTGAGGCATCGGGAAACCGGTGTCTTTTTATATGCCCGAAAAGGAGGTGAGGTCAGTGGCCAAAGGAAAATACGAATATTGGCTAACAGACGATGGTCTCACCCTACTGGAAGGTTGGGCAAGAGATGGACTGACTGACGAGCAAATATCAGAAAAAATCGGTGTAAATAGAGATACTTTATATACATGGAAAAAGAAGTATCCCGACATTTCCGACGCCCTAAAAAAGGGAAAAGAAGTAATTGACCGCCAAGTTGAGAACGCCTTATTAAAAAGAGCCCTTGGTTTTGAGTATGAAGAAGTGACCAAAGAGCGAATTGTTGATACTGGACAAGCACAACGACATGATGAATGGCAGGAATTAACCCAGGAAGAATGGGAGTTCGCAAAGAAATACTTTAACCACGAGTGTTGTTATTGCGGGACGATCACCAGTAAATTAACTAAAGACCACGTAAAACCATTGCAGGATGATGGAAAATTGACTTTTGATAATGTGATACCAGCCTGCCAATCCTGCAACTCATCAAAAAAAGACAAAGAAATGATGAGCTGGTATCAAGCAACAAGTTTTTACGATCAGTACAGAATGAGTAAAATCCACAGTTATTTGAATTTTGTGATAGTTCACGGTCAGAATCTTTTCAGAAAAGGCGGATCAGATCGGCTCGTAGTCACAAAAGTTGTCACTAAGATGGTTGCGCCGGACACAACGGCCCAGATATTCTGGCTCAAAAACCGAAAGCCGAACGAATACCGAGACAAGCGAGATGTTGAGCATTCTGGCGATCTGGGCTTAAATAATCCCTTCGAAGAACTGACAAAAGAGCAACTGTTGAAATTGGCAGGGGAAGATGATGGATAAAGAACAAATCGCTTTACAGGCAAAGTTAGAGCTTGCAAGGCGTGAGTTCTATTTTTATTGCCGGACAAAGGCGCCGGGATTCTATAAAAAAGACCGGGTTTACCTGAAGGATCTCTGTAATGAGTTGCAGGATTTTATCGAATCCGATGAAGAAGTTATTGTTATTGCAGAGCCGCCACGCCATGGCAAAAGCCGAACCGGCGGGAACCTGGTTGAGTGGCTGCTGGGAAAAGATAAGACCCGAAAGATCATGACCGGGTCCTACAATGAGACCCTGTCTACCATGTTCTCGAAAAATGTTAGAAACACAATTCAAGAAGAAAAGGCGGATCTGTCAAAACCTGTTTTTTCAGATATCTTCCCAGGGATCACAATTAAACGCGGCGATGGGGCAATGAATCTGTGGAGCCTTGAAGGTGGCTATAATAATTACCTGGCCACCAGCCCGACGGGTACCGCCACAGGATTCGGCTGTAACATCATGATCATTGACGATTTAATCAAGTCGGCCCTTGAAGCAAATAATGCTGATGTTTTAGAAAAGCACTGGTCATGGTTCACAGATACTATGCTTTCCCGACTTGAAGAAGGTGGAAAGATCATCGTCATCATGACGCGCTGGCATAGCAACGATCTGGCCGGTAAGATATTGGACTGGTGTGTCAAAGAAGGCAAAAAACACCGATATGTCAGAATGCAGGCATTGAACAAAGAAACCGGCGAAATGCTTTGTCCTGAGATCCTGAGTCATAAATCATACATGACTAAGGTGTCGGCCATGGGCGCCGACATCGCTTCAGCAAATTACCAACAGGAGCCGATCGACCTTAAGGGTCGTTTGTACAGCCAGTTCAAAACCTATTCAGGTGATCTGCCCGATTTTAAAGCAATCAAAAATTACACTGATACCGCTGATACTGGCGATGACTATTTATGCTCTATAAATTATGGCGTAACGTTCGCCAACGAGGCTTATATCCTTGATGTTCTTTACACTAAGGACCCTATGGAAATAACCGAGCCGAAAACGGCAAGAATGCTGGAAAAAGATAATGTTAATGTTGCGAACATTGAGTCAAATAACGGCGGCCGCGGCTTTGCCCGAAATGTTGAGCGGCTGCTTAAGAATAACAAAACAAAAGTCCAATGGTTCCACCAATCTAAAAACAAGCAGGCTCGTATATTAACAAATGCAACCTGGGTAATGGATCATTGCTATTATCCCGAGGACTGGCACAACCGTTGGCCCGACTTTTATGACTCAATGATCAAATACCAGCGTGAAGGTAAAAACAAACACGACGATGCCCAGGACGCCATCACCGGCGTTGCTGAAAAGATATCTAAGAAATCTTTAGTCGGTTTCGACTAAACACCCATTTTGAAAGGAGGCGGTAACTTGATAATATCAGAAACATCGAGAATCAACGCAATCATAACTGAAGGGGCTCAGAACGTTATCAGCGATCTAAGGTTTCTTGAGTTGGAAATATCCCGATGGAAAAAGGGACCTGAACGAAAGCTGCAAATAACCGGAGAAAAGTATTATGGCAATGAGCATGATATTTTATCCCGGAAACGAACAATGATCGGCAAGGATGGCGAACCCGTTGAGTTGCAAGGTCTTCCTGATAACAAGATCATTGACAATCAATATGCAAAGATGGTGGACCAGAAAAAGAACTACCTGATCGGTAAACCGTTCACAATCACCAGCGATGATGACGCTTACGTCGAGGTATTAAAAGATGTTTTCGATAAAGCTTTCACTCGTACCCTTAAAAACGTCACAGAGGACGCATTTAACCAGGGTAAAGGATGGGTGCACCCTTTTTACGGGGAAGACGGAAAACTCAAATTTAAGCGGTTTGAGGCTTACGAGATCCTACCATTTTGGAACGACAAAGACCACACTGATTTGGAATACGCGGTGAGGCTCTACGAGGTCGACGTCTACAAGGACAATGAGACGATGGAGTTAGTGGAAAAGGTCGAGGTTTATACGAAGAAAGGCATTGACCGCTACACTCTGGATGATGGCAGCCTGATCCCGGACCCAGAGAACCCACACAGCGATTATCTGGTAATCGAAAATGGCGAGGACGCCGAGCGTTACAACTGGGGCAAGATTCCTCTAATCGCATTTAAGGCGAACAATAAAGAAATGCCACTGATCAAGCGGGTCAAGAGTCTTCAAGACGGTATTAACATTATGTTATCCGACTTTGAGAATCGAATGCAGGAAGATGCTTGGAACACCATTATCGTACTGGAAAACTACGACGGTGCTGATCTCAGTGAGTTCCGTCAAAAGCTGGCCCAGTTTGGAGCGGTTAAAGTCAGATCTGAAGAAGGAAGTCGCGGCGGGGTGTCGACCTTAAACATTGCATTTACGGCTGATAACTTTAAGGCAATTCTTGATCTGTTTAAAAAAGCACTGATTGAGAATGCCCGGGGTTATGATGCCAAAGACGACCGCATGAGCAGCAACCCGAACCAGATGAACATTCAAAGTATGTATTCCGATATTGATCTGGATGCTGACGATATGGAAACCGAATACCAGGCAGCCATTGAAGAACTGGCCTTTTTTATCGATACGCACATTTACAATACTACTGGCGAAGATTTTGCAACTGTTGATTTTGAAATCACCTTCAATCGAAACGTTTTGATTAATACCGCTGAGTTGATCGATAATTGCCAGAAATCGAGCAGCCTTGTCAGCAAAGAAACGATCCTGGCTAAACACCCATTTGTAGACGATGTTGTCGAAGAACTCGATCGACTAAAAAAAGAAACAGCACAGATGGTTGACTCATATGGCCCCTTCCCATTGGAGCAGCAGAGCGACCGGGTGAACGACGATGAAACAGACTGATTATTGGAAGAACCGGTTCACCCAGCTTGAAGCATCGCAGAATCAGAAAGGATTGGATTATTATGCCACCCTAGAGCGTGAATTTGAAAAAGCGGCCCAAAAGGCAGATAAAGAACTGGCTGCCTGGTATTCCCGATACGCCACGAATGAAGGAATAACCCTTGATGAAGCCAAACGCCAGTTAAATGCCAGGGAATTGTCTGAGTTCCGAATGTCAGTTGACGAGTACATTAAAAAGGGGAAGACCCTGAACTACTCTGATAAATGGGCCAAAGAACTGGAACGGGCGTCTGTTAAATTTCATGTCACCCGGCTTGAAGCCCTGAAACTGCAAATGCAGCAGCAGGTCGAAACGGCCTACGGTTATGAGTTGGACACCTTTGATCAGTTCATCTCTGACCAGTACAAAACCGGATATTATAAAACGGCCTTTGAAGTCCAGAAAGGCTTAGGCGTCGGAATTGACCTGATGAAACTGGACGACAAGAAGATAACCAAGCTGATTGCAAAACCATGGGCGCCAGATGGTCAGAACTTTTCGTCGAGAATCTGGCGGGATAAAAGTAAACTCATGACTGAACTACCTACAATTCTCACTCAGGCGACGATTAACGGCGAAAGCTATTCGCAGACAACCAAAACCATCATGGATCGTTTTAATGTCTCAAAATCGCAGGCGAAAAACTTGGTTATTACGGAGTCTGCTTTTTTCAGTTCTGAAGCACAGACGGACTGTTTCAATAATCTAGGTGTTCCGGAATACGAGATCATCGCGACGCTAGATTCTAAGACATCTGACATTTGTCAAATGATGGATGGAAAAGTGTTCGCTATGAAAGACCGTGAATCTGGTGTTACATCGCCACCATTCCACGGCCGTTGCAGATCAACTTCAGCGCCGAGTTTTAATGATGAATTTGAAATAGGAGCCAGCAGAGCTGCCCGGGGAACCGACGGCAAGACTTATAATGTTCCGGCTGACATGAAATATGAAGACTGGTTTAAGAACAGAGTAAAGGAGTAGACCATGCATCACTACATTACGAAATATTGGGAAGACGGCATTCATTATGCTGTTTCATGGTTCCAGATTAATATTTTCGACTGGTGTTTTTGTTTATGGCAGCGAAAAATAGTTATTCCATAGGGGGCAAAAATTAATGCTGGCCGTAAAAATTATATTGGCACTAATTGAATTAATGATATTCGGCCTAATGATCTGGCACGGTTTCGTTTTTAAGATCGGCTCATTTATCGCTTTAGAAATTTACCCGATGAGTCGATTTTTCAAAAAGAAGGAGAAATAACGATGGCTAATAAAGGATTAAATTATATCGCTGTTACGGACAGCGAAACAGGTGAGCTGCTGGGGTTTGTAAACCTAACAGACGGCGAAACAATTCAGGCGGATGGAGTCGATATCCGAATGGGGTATGGTGAACCTGAGTTTATTGATCGTGGCGGTAAAGTTTTTATGAGGCTTGAGGATCATGAATGATTGCATTCACTCAATGTGCCAGCATAATCGGGATGGAGCCTGTCTTGATCCAGCGCTAAAAGATCCCTACAAACAAACAGGGTGTCTGTTGTATGTCGGGGTCAATTATACAGATTACCCCAAAGATGAAAGTTGTAAGTTTTGCATAGATCGGTGGGGCTGCAAGTATAAAGAGAACGGTATTTGCCAGAGAGAAGGAGAAGCGAAATGAGTAAAGAGAAAACGTGCAAAACTTGCGAGCATGACGGTGAATCTATGCAGGGTCCTTGTGGCTCTTGCATAAGAACCCACTACGCCCACAGTTCGGACAATTGGAAAAAAAAGGAAAAAAATAAAATGACATTAAAAGAATTATTTATAAACGCCGCAAATGGAGCTGAAAATTGTAAGGTGATCTTGGGAATAAGAATGCCTGACGGAACAAAGGAAATGATCATAAATGACAATGTAAAAAACAAAGTCGATTATGTGTGCGGGAAGTATGATGACGATCTTAAAATGATCGGCGCACCGATTTACATTGAGGAATTCTTATTCATTAAGAAGTAGCACCGCACCTTAACCGGTGCTTTTTTATTGTCCAAATCCAATAGCAAAGGAAGTGGTCGATAATCTCCCTCAGAGCCGGGGTTACGGCTCCACTGCCCTTTTATACGTTGCAGGGCATAAAGAACAACCGAATCCAGCTGGCAGCGACCAGCATAAAAAGCTATGGAGGATATAACAGATGGAATGGTTAAAGAAATTATTAGAAGCAGCAAAGATCAATGA